TCTAACTCTTTAACTTCTGATCTAAGATCTTCCAATTCTTCTAGTTCTTCTGCTGTAGATGTGATGTCATTGTCTGGGGATAATCCATACTTAACATGAACATAATCTAGTGCTTGATCTAGATCAGATCCCCAATCAAATGCTTCTTTTAGTGCGATCGCTAATTCTTTTACTGTCATTTATATCAACTCCTCTATTTGTTGTGAATGTACTTTCTCTACAAAGTTCCTGCCTGCTAAACCTTCAAACTGTTCCTGTGTGTAGGTTAGCAAGAAGCTTCTAGTTATAGGCAAATCATTGTATTTATTCATTACCTCCTCCCTAGAGATCTTATTCCAATCGCCTTTTTTATATATCTCTCTGAGAACTCTAATATCTTTATAGATAGGTAGTTTAACTTTAAGAAACTGTCCTTCACGATCTTCTAATACAAAACCTTCCTCTAAAGAATCTTTAGATCTCTCTATTAGTTTAGCTAATTCCGTAACAGTATTAGCAGTAAAGACTTTAGTTTTAACTTTAACTCCTAATGACTTAGCTATAGATTTTACTTTTTCGTAAGGCTCTCTAGTAAACTGTAGAGTGTTATGCACTATGTCTAATAGTACTAAATGGGCCTTATCGTACTTAACTACGTGTGGGTCTTGCACTGGGTCTATAACTTCAAACACAAATGTGGTGTTAGTATCTTTAACGTATTTAGTTAAGAACTCCACTGCACTTACATCTAAAGTAGCGTGCAACATTTCTTTTAAGTACCCTGAGAACTCAGAACTAGGAGAAGTTTTAGACGTTATGAATAAATCATTTTTCTCGTTATCGTAACTAATTAAGCCTAAGAATCCATTCTCTTTAGTAAATACTTGTACTGGGTATGTTAAGTTCTCTATACTAGTTCCTCTCTCCCCTACATTAAAGAATTTATCGTAGCCTCTAGCTACTAATTTATTAGTTTTATTGTTTACGAATAATCCTCTTGTTTTTATGGTTATTGCATCCCAAGATTTATCATAGAAAGCTTTTCTAGAGAAAGAATAAGAGTCTATATGATTGTATGTTTTCTTGTTTATTAGCTTGCGATTTATATAACTCTCTAAACTTTTTAAGAACTCTGGTATATCTTCTCCGTTACTTACTGAAGCTTTAGGATTATTATATTTAATTATTTGATTGGCAGCTACATCATAGACGGATAAGTATCCTCCATGCTCTACAGAAGACTCTAGGCATACTGCACCATAATCAGTTATATAGCTATCATTACCCATGTTTCTGTGGCCGAAGACTTGCTTAAACCATTCTATTTGAGAATTATACCTGTTCAGGTATGATACTGCTCTTATTTCCATATTTATACCTTTAGGGGTATAGTTATAGCCTTTAACTCCAGTCCACATATGCGAAGAAGGTTTTATCATTAAATCATATAACCTGTTCACATTGGTATCTATTCCAGCATGTGTTACTAATATGTTGTTTCCCTCCTCTAACTGAACTACACAAGCATCATATAACTTGTTTAAGAAGCTTCTGATAGCTGTCTTAGTTATGCCTGCAAGCTTTGGTAGAGTTACGTTGTTAAACGTACTTGACCTTGCTTTCTTGCCCATGCAATAGTCTCTTAGGTGTAGTTCGTGATTACCCATTAGTAGAGTTACGTTAGGTTTGTCAGCCAGCTCCATCATTTTTCTGAGAACATAGTTTTCGTCATCGCCTCTATCTAAGTAGTCTCCTACAAAAACATAATGAGTATCTTCTCTAAAATCCTCTAATAGCTTATCTAAAGGGGCTCTACATCCTTGAATGTCTCCTACTACTAAAACCTTTTTATCTGTTAAAAAAGGAATAGTCATAGAAATTGAGAAATATATATCTAAAGTTCTTGCTAAAGTGACTTCTTTAAGATGATTATGGTTATATACAGTTTCGTATCTTTCTAACTGTCTAGCTACTACTGATTCTGGGACACTATATATACCTCTTGCAGTATTATCTACTATTGGAGTGTTTCCAAAATCTAGAACTAATGTATCGTAGAGATAGTTTTTTGCTAGCTCTCTAAACGGCTCCATGTCCTTCTCTTTAGTGAAGGTTGCATCTAGAATTATAAACTGCCCATCATACATTCTATACTCTACAGCTTCTTTAACTATAGTCCATATAGCTTTATCCATATTTTGAGATACGGTATTTCTGTCTAGCTCTGCATTATATGATACTCCTGCTACTGCATGTCTTATTGTGTCTGGGTTTATAGTGTAGTTTTCATACCCTTTGATGTAGGTGCTTTTGCCTGTGCCTGATACACCTCTTAGAAATATTAATAGTCTCATGTTAGTTTCCTTTTATACTTTATCTTCGTGAACATTTAGTAAAGTGAATTTATCAGTTAACTGTATTTTTACTCTATCGTTTATTTTCCATATATGTAAATATATATTAAATATAGGGATTCTGTAACCTAATATTTCAATTTTATTAATATTAAAGTTCCTCTTCTCTTGTCTAAGAAAGCAGAAAGCCCATAGATGATTATGCCCCATATATTTACGTTGTATATGTCTAGGATATATTAGTCTTACTGATGTAATGCCGTCATTGTTTTTGTACCTTATGTACGGAATTATGCCTAGTCTCTTAAGTAGGAACATTATATTTATTTCTTGTTTATTCATGCTGTTTTCCTTTTCTATGAATCCACTTCACCTAATGCTACTGAGTAATCATCTAGAACCCAAAAAATTGTTTTGTCTGGGGCTGCTCTAAGTAACTCTAAAGATTTTATCACACTTTGAGGATCTACGGTTTTAATAATATGTTTAATATGCACTGCATGTTTTTCTGTAGGAGCTTCTACTGTGAAGTTTTCAAACTCTCTAAGTTCTTTCAGTAGAGGCAGTGCTAGATTATATGTTATAAACATAGTCATACTTGACCTCTCTCACTATTTGATACTGAATCTATTACTATAACTTTGCTTGGATCTTTAAACGCATCTGGATTAGCTTCTAAGTACTGTTTAAATTCTAAGCATCTACGTTCCATTTCGGAGTAGTCTGCTATAAATAGCTTCTCAACAGCATCAGCACTACCCTTCCCAAATACAGCATCGTATATGTCTGGATCTTCTAACTCGTAATACTTCCTGTTCCCTAAATCATACATTTTTGTTGGATTACTGGAGTTCTTCCTGATATAATCCACTACTTCAGATATATTTTCGTTCATTGTTTGTTTTCCTTTTCTATATAATAATCTACCACGGTTAAGAAATGTTTATATTAAATATTTTTAAGTTTCAGGATATTCTTTAGTTATGTAGATTGCTTGTGTGAATGGGAAGAGTATTTCTGGAGGTGTGAGATCTCTAACTTTAAATCTAAGTATAACCTCGTTAATGAAGTCTTTTGGGTATTTACTTGTGCTTGCATCATCTATAAAACAAGCAGTTGGGCTAACATTACATAAGGAATCTTGCTTTAGTCTTACACTACAGGATCTTATATTTCTTGCTCCAGTAGCAGTTCCCTTTAAAGCTAGCTTATTAAAACAAGGCATACACTCTACTTTTCTTCTTATACTGTTAAGAGTATTTTCGGCACTAGCACTGTATTTATGCCCCAGTAAAAGACAATGCCTATCTTTGCTGTACTCTTTAAAGCATGTGTGAATGTACCAAATATACAAGTATGTCGCTGTTAATAATGTAGTTTTACCCCTTCTGTTTCTGAAAGTAACTTCATATAAAGGTTTTGGGAGGGTTGTGCCTTCCCCTACTGAAACCCCTGTGTAGGTTGTGTTGAGGTAAGATTCGCCATTCCATACGTCAGGTAAAACATCTTTTAACTTTTTTATCGTCTCTGGCCAATAATCCATCACAGCTCCTAAGTATTGTTTATTAGTTAAGAACTCTTCTATTGTTACAGGAAATACACGCAGAGCTTTAACTGCATTATATAGAGCTTTATCTGTTGATAGGTAGCTTCTAAGTGCAGCATTGTAAAGATTTGTGCGTTTAGTCCCGCTAAGTTGTTTATTGGGGAATTTAAGCATCTCTGCCCAAACTACTACTTTAGCTAGTGTGTTTTTTATTTTGTCTATTACAGTCATACTTTGTCCTTTATTAAGAAACTTTCACATTAACTTTCTTTAATTTATAAGCTAAATTCTGCCACGGATAACCTTTAGGGTTACAGATACAAGTTAAATTCTTACCTGTTATGGGTTTGTAAGTCATATATTTATGTGTATGCCCATAAACCCAATACTGTGCAGTAGTACCTCGTAATAGATCCTCTCCATTAAAATTATAAAAAGCTGTGGTTAATTCTTCTCTGAACTCTTTATCTTGATGTCTTTTCTTATTGCTAGGATTTATGTGACTTACCATAATATCTGCTACTTTATGCACCATCTCTAACTTTCTGTGTTCTTGCTCTGCTAATTGATCGAATACTTTAATGCTCATGTATTTATGTTCGTTCATAGTATATAGCCATAGAGCTTGCAGTCCTTCATGCGTTGCTATCTTCTTCATAGGGGCATAAGATCCGTCATACCAGCCCATAGATCCTGCAACTACAGCATCATCTATCAGTTCATAAGATCCGTCAAGTAAATATACCCCATCTAATTCTTTTATATTATTAGCTAGATCGTTTACCCTATCTTTAGAGCTTACATAAGTAGGTAGATAGATAGTCCATAAGTCATGATTTCCTGTAACTATACATATAGTTTCGTATATCTCTTCCCTAAGCCATTTAAGGCAGTTAATAATCTGGTAGTTATGATGTCCCAAATCCCCTGCAACAATTAAATTTTTAGACTTAGGTTCCCAAGACCTGAATAATTTTAAGAAAGCTTCTTTATCTTCTATGTTTACTCCGTCTAGATTATATCTAGGAAAGTCATGTGTGAAAAAATCTAAATGAATATCTGAGCATAGATCGAAACTTACTGTCTTCATAAATATGATTCTAGCACAAAAAGTACAATTTGAATATGAGGTTATCACTTAAAGGGACAAAACTATTACATACAAGAGAAGCTTGCAGGCTTACTGCTTATCAAGATACAGTAGGTGTATGGACTATAGGTTGGGGTATGACTTTCTTTCCTAATGGAGCTAAAGTAAAAAAGGGTGATAAAATCACACAGAAAGAGGCAGATGATATATTTGCTGCTGTCTTAGAAAATGATTTTGAGAAACCTCTAGAAAAGCTTTTAGTAGGTATTAATTTAAACCAAGATCAGTATGATGCTTTAGTTAGTTTTACATATAATGTGGGAGTATCTGCCCTATCCGCATCAACATTACTAAGAAATTTAAAAGCTGGAAAGTTTAGAGATGCTAATAAGCAGTTCGCTAGATGGGTATTCCCAGTAGCAATTACTTCTCGTAGAAAAGCAGAATCTAGGCAGTTTGCTGGAATAGAGTTCCTTGACAAAGCTGACCTAGATCCTTTAGTTGGTTGGTTATAACTACTTCTTAATCATTGTGTGATAGACCAATGAGTATACCACTCCTGCTAGAAAAGTTAAGAATACACCTGACTCAACAGTAAGCTTTCCCACTACTCCTAGTAGAAACGAAATTATATAAGATAATATCACTAACGCTAAAGCTAAAGTCATAGGGTTATCATAAGCTCTATTAATCCACTCGAATCCGTTATCATATCTGTAAGCTTCTAAACTTTCTACAAACTCTGTATCGTCTTGCTCTTTAACTTCTTTTGCTAGCCTAGATAGTGTGGATAGGCTTAGTCCTGTAGTTTCAGCTATCTCTTTTCTGGCTACTCCTGCGATAATTAAAACTCTAGCGGACTCTCTTGCTTCTGGAGTTATTACTGCTCTCTTCTTAACTGTCTTAGTGATTTTGTTTACTACTTTTTTCTTTTGTACCATTTTTCTTCTCCTTGTATTGTGATTTTGGTATATTTTCTGATTAGTTCTTTCAGATCTGTTCTGAACTCGCTAATTAATATCTTAGCATCTTTTCCAGTTATTTTACTGATTTTTACTAAATGATCTTTGCAACAAGAAACTAAAATAGAGTATCCATACTCTACAGCCTTTGCACTTAATCCATATTCGTACCTGAAATCAAAGACTTGAATTAAAGATTTAAACATGCGATCTAAAGAATAGAGAACTAACTCTATATTCTCTGCTTGCATTTTCCATTTAATTCTAGGTCTTGCCATTGCTTCTTAGACTTTCCAGTATGGAGGATAGTTCATCTAGTGCTTCTTGATTACTTCTAGGCACTTGCAGTCCACACAACAATAATAACATTCTTAGTATAGCTCTCTGGGTTTCTGCTAAACTTTCTAACTTTTCCTCTAAATCTCTATTCACGACTTCAATCCTACCACAAACTGTACTGCTGTGTTTAGTGTTTCTAGATCTCCACTGTTATGAATAGTATAGTCTATTAAACTTCTTCTCTGTACCCACTCGATCTCAGAAACGTGTACTCCTTCTGGCTTAGTTCCCCAAACAATTAAATCATTTAACCATTGAGGATCGTTTCTAGATACTCTTACTAAAGTCACCCCTGCTTTATATAGAGCTTCCATCTCATTCACAAATCTCACATCTGTGATAACTACATTATCTTGATCTTTAATTCTTGCAAGTAAAGACTCCACCCATATACTTTCGTGGTAATGCTGTCTGACTACTTCTGTGGCAAAGAACTGTAATTCTTTTCTAGGTATAATATCTATGCCGAGTCTGTCTGACCAGTATTGATCTTTTGTTTCTCTAAATACCCTAGACTCTTCAGTATCACCCTCAAGTAATGCTCTATCCCATCCATAGATGGCTGATAAAGTATCTTTTAAT